ATTCTGTACGTGGCGTTAAGCCACGTCACCACCCGGGATTATCCGGGAAACTGGACATAATGTTAACATGTCCAGGGCGAAACCGTCCACGACGATATTCAATCGTCGCGGGCGCTGAGCTATCGGGATTCCTCCCGACAACTCGCCACGGTCGCCTCGAAAGGATTCGAGGCGAGACAAAGACATAAGCAACCTGCCAACCGCCGTTGGGCTATAGCGACAGGACCTCCACCCAGTAGTACGGGAGGAAGTACCCCAGCCAGCCTCATGAAGGTCAGCGAGAATGCTTACGTCGGCCAGAACTTCGGCACTAAAGCCTTCCCAGCCCTTGCGTTTACCTCTGCAAGGGGTGGGCCGGCATTCATCAAAAGACCCGATGAACGCGCCGTCGCCGTAGCCGTCTGGTATCCGTGGCCTACGCCACTCGCTCGGTGCATGACTCCTAATCCAGGCTAACAATTCCTGGACCTCGTTAGTCCGGTCAGCAACTGCCCACCAGGTCCTTTGGGCCCAACGGTACAGCTGATTATGGATTTTAAATAACGAAAAGAGGTCATTTACTTCGCGTTTAACGTAGAACGGCGTAACCTCTAGGCCGCTAAAGAAGTGTTTACCACAACTCTCGCGGAATGGCCCTGATACATGAGTTTTCTTCATGTTTGGGATAAACCCGGCGAACTCAAGTGACTCGAGTAAGCTCGGGACCATCTGTGAGGGGACAATAATGTCATCCCCGTAAACACCAATGAGGCTGCTTCCACATCCACAGTGATCCGCCACAGCGAGGCACAAGCCATAAAAAATCAATGACTCGAGCTCGAATGTCGAACCGTTACCCATAGATGAGAACTTCCGGTAAAGCTTACGCTCACCAGAAGGAAGAATCCCAACTGGCGACCGGCACTGCTCAAGCGCCGAACACCAGTCTTTTGGGAGGAGAAACCGAACCAACTCCAGGGATACAGTGTCGCTCGCCATCGACAAGTCGATGGTGGCTAACTGTCCGGTGGCACTCGCTAACCTTGCGAGGTCTCCGTTAGTATCCTGGTTATTCAGATCGATTCCTCTTTTCCGGAGTCGCTCCCGTATCACCGCTCCGATGCCCTTCTGAACATACATGTTCATATCGGGTTCGATGGCGATGGCACGGTCGGTCTTCCAGTTCTTCGCTACGGTTGTCACTCTGTTCCCGTGCACTAAGTTAAGGTGCAGGGGCCCAACCTCAGAAGTGAGGACGCGTTTCCACGCGGGCACCATCGAAATAGCAATGGATGCCAGGACAGAGTTGCCGAACGTTGTCTCCGGTGTACCGGAGTATTTATGGGCGACGCTAGAACGCACCCGCGGAAGCCTTGTCGAGGCCCCGCTGGTGAACTCAAAACCCGCAGCTACTTCGTTCCAGTCAAATTTTCCGAGAATACCTCGTATTTTACGTCGAGCAGAATACAATATTCGCTCGGGGTCGGTAAGGGCCAGATCAACTGGCATTCCGACCATACGAGATAACCGGTGGTTCGACCGTGAACAGAGCAGCTCTCCCTCCTCGAACTTTTCCATGGCCGCTGCTCGCTTCTGGTCTGATGACTTACCGTCATCAAACTTTGAAAAAAGCTCCAGCCACAGATAATCACAGGCGAATTCTGCTGGCGAACGCCCCGGCTCACCACACCCGAAGGTAGGTGGACTGGGTAGCCCGTCAACATAGTCGCCTGTGTAGGAAGCTCGACCAATGGCTGTTTTAAGCCGCTGGCCGAACTCGTCGAGGGGAAGAACCAAAGCAACGTTAGAAGTGCGATTACGCACAGGAGGTTTATTACCCGACAGAAGCATAGCCTCATATCTCCTTTGTTTAACAAGAGGATGGTAATGACGGCAAGGGACAGCAAAGCTGCCCCCGGCCCCAACCACCACGGAAACATAGTGGTGATCAGTAGAACGGCTCGACGTTCTCGACAGCCGCAGTCACCTCAGTAGAGGCAAGCGCGTTGGCGAGGATCGCGAGCAGATCCAGTCGTTCCTGTGCGGTGCTCCGCTGGGAGAGGTTAAGAATCACCTCACCAGAGGAAACGTGGCTAACCACCACGCCGTCATCGCCAGTCGCTTCGACGGGCATACCGAGTCCAATACGGATGCGGTGCGCACCATCACGACCCACAGGCTGCTTCGTCTCGACCGTCAGGATTTCCCTGCCGATCAAGGTCGTCGCCGCGCTGTTAATCAGCTTAGCCACAGTCCCCGACACAGAAAAACGTGCGAAGGTGTGGTTCACGGGAGTCGTCTTACCGTCCGCAAGGACGATGGAGTTTACTTCAGGCATGTTACAGTACCTCAAACGTTATGTGGCGTCACACAAACACTGTTTCCAGTGGACGTCATCTACGTGCGAAGTCTGGGACCCCGCCGGAGAAAGCTGCAGCCAACAATGACAAACCGTTTGCCATGTGCGTTAAGCTTAGTGGGTTTTTCACCACAGGTACACCAGGAATCGGGGACGACGCGTAAGGAACCCTCTTAACACGGATGTTTCGTGCACGGGAGGAACTCCGAACGTAATCCCAAACCGGATCACCGGCTTTGCGCGGGGGAATGACCCCCACCGCATTCCTGAAGCTCTCGCTACGCAGTGAGTACGATCCAGAAAGGAATTCATACCCTAGCGTGGCATCCATCACACTCAACCAGTCGCCCACTTGGACGGCCCAGTCAAGCACAAAGGAGAATGGCACCAACTCCCATATAACTTCTAAGGGATTAGTAGCACCCAAGCTCGACACGGTAGACATGAACTCGTTGGTTGGGTGGTAATCCAGCCGAACGAACACGCCTGCCTTATCGTGTACGGTCACTCGTGAAGAGTAAGCCCCGTTGTAATGGGTTTCCTCACGACTCGTTTCCGAGTTATAGTGACCTTTCACCGTCGTTACCCATGACGGTAGGTCCTCCTTTTGCAGTGCTTCGGCAGAGCCGTAAACATCGCTCAGGAGAGGCCTGACAGCATACTGATAGCCCAACCAGCTTTGGGGGTAGCTCTTCCAGTCGGCTCCGATAGTTCGGAAAGCCTTCTTGAATTGCCTTCTCCGCAGCTGGCCCATCGATCTCGCTATCGTCTTAGCAGTGGACCCGAGGAGATTCGCAGTTTCGCGAGCCTCACCGAGCGCCACGCCAAGGTTGATGCGCTGGTCTTTGAGTTTTAGTAGGGC